CGGGGGGCCGGGACCGGGGCCGTCACCCTGACCCCGGCCGCCGACGTGGCGGCGCTCATCGGCGCGATGTCCGACATCAACAAAATTAGGTATATGGCGTTTACCAAATCGGGGACCTTTTCTGTTCCGGCGGCAAAGAAAAATAAATTTCGGGTTATTTGTGTCGGCGGCGGTGGCGGCGGAAACAACGGCGCCGCCAGCGGCACTAGTTTTGGCGGCAACGGCGGTGGCGGAGGCGGTGGAGGAACTGTCACAGTGACAGACGTTACGCTGACCTCCGGAACCGTTTCAGTCACTATAGGCGCGGGCGGCGCCCCTAACAGCAATGGCGGAGCAACTAGCTTTGGGTCCTACGCGTCCGCTTCCGGCGGCGGTCATGGGGGCACCAGTTCCGCCGGCGGAAGCGGAGGCGGCGGCGGAGGAGGAAACGGATACAACAGCACCGCCACAGCCGGCGCCGGTGGGGCAGGCTCAACCTATAGCGGCGGAGGCGGCGGAGGAGGGGCAACCGTCGGCCGCGGAGGAACTGGGGGAACCGGGGGCAGAAGCGGCGGAGGCGGCGGCGGGGGAGGTGGACCAACCGCAGGCAGCGGCGGGAGCGGAGGGTCTTACGGCGGCAGCGGGTCTGGAGGCAGCGTGAGCGGCTCCAGCACCTCTCCTTCGGCTGGCGCCTCCGGCAGATACAACGGAGCGGCAAGTGCCTATGATTTTCCGCTGGAGCCTCTGTTCTTTGAAACCGCGGCCCCCGGAGGCCCTAAAACGTCTATGTCTCCAGACAGAACCGCAACGATTGGCGGCAACGGAGGCGGAGGAAACGGAGGAAGGGGGGCCTCGGGCGGTATAGGACGATTCAGCAGCGACTACGGAAGCTGTCAAGGCGGTGGAGGCGGCGGAGGCGGCCACAGCATCGGCGCGGCAGGCGGCAACGGAGGCGGAGGTTACGTTGGCGGCGGCGGCGGTGGTGGAGGTGGTGGCGGCTACAGCGGCCCGGGCGGCGCCGGAGGCGGCATCCCCAGTGGCCCCTATCAAGGCGGAGGCGGCGGAGGCGGCGGAGGCGGCTTCCGCTACAACGGCTCCAGCGGTGCGGGCGGTGCAGGCGGTCAAGGAAGCAATGAAAGCGGCAAAAACGGGGAAGCATACGGCGGCGGCGGTGGCGGCGGCGGCGGTGGACGCTATGGCGGAACCCAGTCCGCCTCCGGCGGAGGCGGAGGTCGCGGAGCCGATGGTATCTGCATTGTCGTATGGCAAGTGATTTAAAGGAGCGCGATATGGTATACCTCATTTTCAAAGACAACAAGCTTCTAAACCGTATTGTTGCAGACCAGGAGTTCATCGCTCCCTACTGCGCCGAAAACGGCTATACCTGGGAGGAGGAGCCCGAGCCGGAGCCACCCCCGGAGCCGGAGCCCGAGCCGTCTGCGGACGATATCCTCAGCGCCCTTCTGGGGCTGGCGGACTGACGGAACCTGTGAGCGCAAAAATGCCGCCCTGAGCGGGCGGCGAAGTTTGACAAAACGCGGCGCTGCGTGGTAGGATAAAAGCGGCGCTGCTGCATAAAAGGCGGTTGGCTCATTTCCCTGCGAGTTTCTTCGGAGGGAGGTGATGCGATTATGGGACACCGGGGAAAGCAATTTCTGCGGATTTGCGTGTGTCTGGCCGTTCTGGCCTACATACTCTCCATAAAAGCGTGCTAGCCGCGCGGCTTGTACCCGAACGGTTAGCTTAGTAAAAAGTTAGTTGTATGGGCCAACCGCTTGCAGCAGCTCCCTTTCTGTTTCTATTATACCCCCCGCCTCTGTTTTGTCAACCACGAAACGGAGGTGCTTTTTTATGCTGGCCATTCACAGCGGGTATCCCTGCCACGCGGGGAACTGCAAGCGGGGGCGGGACGGCCCCGTTCAATACCTTGTCATCCACTATGTGGGGGCGGAGGGCGGGGCCAAAGCGAACGCGAAATACTACGGCTCCACGCCGGGCATCGGGGCCAGCGCCCATTACTTTGTGGGACACGGCTCAGAGAGCGGGGACATTTACGCCAGCGTGCCCGAGGGGGATACCGCGTGGCACTGCGGGCGGACTGATGGGAAATACCGGCATCCTGAGTGCCGCAACGCCAACAGCATCGGCATTGAGCTGTGCTGCCACAAGGCGTCGGACGGGACGTGGTACTTTGACCCGGAGACGCTGGCGGCGGGCGCGGAGCTGGCCCGAGATATCATGGCCCGGTATGGGATTCCGCTGGCGCGGGTGCTGCGGCACTACGACGTGACCGGGAAGATCTGCCCGGAGCCCTTTGTGCGGGACACGGGGGCGTGGGCGGAATTCAAAAATAGGCTGAAGGGAGAGAACGATATGACCGAACAAGACGTGCAGCGGCTCATTGCCGCCGCTGTGGAGGCCGCGCGGCCCTGGGTATACACCGACCTTGCCCAAGTGCCGGAGTGGGCGCAGGGGCTCGTGGGCAGGGCTATGGACGCAGGAATTATCCGGGGCTCCGGCGGCGGGAAGCTCCATCTCACCGACGACAATCTGGTCAGCCTCCAGATGCTGGCCAACGCGAAACTGTTTTAGGAGGGGTGATGATGGACAAGATTACGGCCTTTAAGGCAGGCGCGGCGGCGGTGTGCGCGGCGCTGACGGCGCTGTGGGGCTGGTTCGGGTGGCTGGCGGCGGCCTGGGCGGCCTGCATGGCCATCGACTATCTGACCGGATCCGCCGCCGCCATAAAGGGGGGTGCGTGGTCCTCTCAAAAAGCCCGGGAGGGGCTGTGGCACAAGTGCGGGTGCATCGTGGCGGTGATCATCTCCGGGGTGCTGGACTTTGTCATCGGCCTGCTGCTGGACAACATCCCGGCGGTGACCCTGCCCTTCGAGTACACCGTGCTCATCTGCCCGCTGGTGGTGGCCTGGTACATCCTCACCGAGCTGGGGTCCATCATCGAGAATGCCGGGGCCCTGGGCGCGCCTATGCCCGGGTTCCTGCGGAAGGCTGTGGCCGCACTCCGCTCCAGCGTGGAGGCCGCCGGGGACAAGCTGGATGGCAACGGCGGGGATACATAGATATAAAAAGAGGCCCGCGACAACACTGCGTCTGGAGGCGCTGGTGAGCTGGCAGAGGCAAAAAGGGAGGATACCTGATGCTCAGGTATCCTCCAATTCTATCTTATCAACCTTTTCCTCAAACTCCCGGACATATTCCCGGCAGGCCCATTCGATTTCCTTGATACGGGAACGACCATAATACTTGCCAATATAGCTCATTTTCTGCGCAAGCTCCTTGTCCATAACCATGGTAAAATTGACGTTCACGCTGATCACCTCATGGGTATTTTACCCGTGCGGCACTGATGCAGGCTCAAATCAGTATTGATTCAATACCGATTATGTGCTAAAATAAAAGCCGGACGGGAGCCGCATACTCCCGCCCGGCCTGCGCAGACTATTCGAGCATGTCCAGAACTGCGTCCTTCAGGTGCAGCGGTGAGAGGCGGCACCGGTTGAACGTCTGGACCATGCGGAGCACAAGCTCCCCATCCAAAGCGGCGTCCCGGACTACGGCCAGCGGATCGCGCCAGAGATCGCCATACGCGGCGATGTCATAGGTGTGGTACGTCCCGAGCTCCGGGGCGCTTGCTTTCCGACGGAACATAAAATAGGTGATGAACATTATAACACTCCCTTTTTTCTTTTTTTCAGGGCTGTGTTATGGCCGGGAGGCCCGCGGCACCGCGCCGGCGGGCCTCTTGTATTTTTGTGCATGAAAAACAGCTCCGTTCGTATCGAATGGAGCTGTTTTCACAGCTATACATAAACTTATTAAACCAACAGGTATAAAAAGTTTATGTAAAAGTGTTGGCAAAAAAATTAAAGCCGGAAAGAAAACGTGATTTGCCGGGTGGGGTGGATATAGATTCTATCCATCGCCGAGCGCCAGAACGCCTGTTTGTGCGGGCGGTCAAGCGCTGTGTATACATCTTGCCACCCCTGGCAAAATATCGAAAGGAGGCGGCTGGTATCAGGAGGCTCGGCGGGTGCTTTGCGCTCTTCTGCGGCCAGGGCATCCAGCTGGGCGGTCAGGGCCTCGTAGTCTTTCCGGTACAGCTCCAGATCGATTATATCATCCACATACAGATCTTTCAAGCGGGCAAGCTTCTTTTTGAGCTTTGCCCGTTCTGCCGGGAAATCCCGCTGCTCCGCCCTGGCGGCATATAAGCTGTTCAGCTCGTAGACAAACCGCTTCATTTCCACGTCGATATGTTCCAGCAGGTACTTTTCGATCTTCCACTCCCGGATGTTGACGCCGTTGGGGCAGTCGCCGTTGTTGTACTTCCCGCGGCAGTTGTAGTAAATGTTGTCAAGATTTTCGCCGGTCGTTGTGGCGGAGCAATACATTCTGGAGCCGAAGCGGCGGCCGCACTCCGGGCAGTACACGATCCCCGTAAACAGATATACCCGGTCAGCGGCGGTACGGCGCTCCGCCCGGCGGCGGTTCGCGGCAATCTCGTCGAATTGTGCCTTTGTAATATATGCGGGACACATTCCGTCCACACCCTCAAACCGCCCGTAATAAGCCTCTTTGCCCAGCATGAGGCGGCAGAGATAGTAGGTAAAAAGCACCCCATAGCGTTCCTGGACGGCCCGCCGGGCCTTCTCCGTGGAGCGGCAGGCAAGGAAGCTCTCAAAAAAGCAGGACACAGGCCCCTCCATTTCCGGGTCTTTGATCATCCGCTTCCCCTCTATCTTGTAGCCGGTGGGGACCTTCCCGGTACAGGGCTCCAGGCGTTCCTTTTTGGAGTCGAATACGGCCCGGATGCGCTCACTGGTGCGGTCCGCCTCGTCCTGGGCGACACTGAGCATGATATTGATTTTCAGCCGGCCCGAGGCGGTGGACGTGTCGTAGTCCTCCTCGATGGCCTTCCAGCTCACCCCGTGCTCGTCGAGAATCTCCTGGACCTTGTAATATTCGGCGATATTCCGGAACCAGCGGTCCAGCCGGGTGAAGATAATGAGGTCGATTTTCCCGGCCCGCACGTCCTCCAGCAGCCGGACCATAGCGGGGCGCTTGTGGTAGGGCTTCCGGGCGGAGTTGCCGGCGTCGTTGTAGAAGACCGCCTGCTTGATCCCGTTCCGGTCCGCCCAGGCCTGCAGCGCCGCCGCCTGGTCCTCGATGGAGAGGCCCCGCTGCTTCTGCTCCTCTGTGCTCACCCCCATGGCAAACTCCTTTCTCTAAAAGCGGCGCTCCCGGTGTTGGCACACCGGGGGCGTGTTTTTGTTGAAATCTGCTGATGTGCGTGTTATAATGCTGTGGTAAAGATAAATTTTCTGGGCGGGCGGATAAAATGGAAAAGCAGATCTTCTTTTTCTTTGATGATTCCGGCGTACTGCATAAAAACGAAAAAAGCGGATATTTCGTCTATGCTGGATACGTTTTTTTGAGCAGAAATGACTTGGATTCCGCTAAGCGGAAATATATCCACGCAAATAAGGCGATCAAACGGGCAACCGGGATGTCGGGAGAGCTAAAGGCGGCGGGATTAGAAGCAAAGCATAAACGCTCGCTCTTCCATTCTGTAAGAGGATATGAAAGCTTATCGGCAGCTGTCAATATCAGCAGAGTATACGATCATATCCTTGCGGAAAAGAAGTCTATTTGCCGGTACAAGGACTATATTCTCAAGCTCTGTATCAAAACCAAGCTGGTTGAATTTATCCAAAACGGCGTTTTGGATAAATCAGACGATGTGGATATCCGCATTTACATTGATGAGCAGCTGACGGCTACGAATGGCTACTACGATCTGCGCGATTCAATCAGGGAAGAGCTGCAGTATGGGATCGTAAACTGGAATTACGGCATTGTCCATCCTAAAG